CAACCACTCAAGAACTTCCTTGTAACACTCAAGGTCTTCATCTAAAATGAGACTAATAGTTAGTTCGCCATAGTTGATAGTGTCTGGTGGCAAAGGCAATCTTTGAACACGAGGCACTGCCATCTCAGCAGAAGTACCAGTAGCGCCAGGATGTGATACTGTATGCGCAAAAAACTTTAGATTGCCGAACGCACGTTCTATGATAACACAGAACCCCGTAGGTTGCAAAAAGTTTTTGTTAGGTGTTAGGTCCATAATATATCCTCTTAGTCACTTTATTTATACGCATAAAAAAAGGGAGTCCGAAGACTCCCCAAAATGACTAGTAGACTAGTTCTTTTTATTATGCCTTGTCTAGGATGTTGTCTACACGGAAGATACGGTAGTACTGGTTTACACCCTTAGTTGCATCGATGTCGCTAGTTGGGTTGTCTGTGACGAATGGGTTTGCAACCATGCCATAACGAGTCTTGAACCCGATACGTGGCTGGAAGTCGTTCTCGCCAACTGCCTTGACCATCTGTAGTGGTACGTATGGGCAGTAGAACATACCAGCGTCATATGGGTTAGTACCCTTATAACCTACTGTTACGTAGTTGGTAGTTGCATATGGATCGATGAATACGCGTAGGCGACCGTTTAGAGTACCTGCGAACGTGTTACCAGTGTCGTCGATTGACAATGAAGTGTTCATTGCTGGAGTGTAATCTAGCATGCCAGAAGCTGCAAGTGCAGTTGCAACGTCAGAAGAACATACTACGATGTTACCCTTACCGCGACGAGTTTCTTTCGCGATAACGTTTGCTTCACGATCAAGTTGTACAACTAGACCCTTGAACTTCTCTGCAGACCAACGACCATCAGCGTCTGTTGATAGGTCAAATACACCTGGAAGTGTAACGTTAGATGTCTGTGCACCTAGCTTTGCCTGAGAGTTGATTGTACGAATGATTTCGCGGTTGATTTCAGCAAGAATCTCTGTAGACAGAATGTTTGCTAGTTCTGTCTCAGCGTCAAGACCGTGGATTGCTTTCAAGTCTTGCGCTAGTTCTAGAGAGTACTCTGCCTTCAATGCGCGTGACTTAGCAGTAACAGTCGCCTTGTCGATCGAGAAACCCATCTCTTGGAACGCTTGATCCGTTGGACCACCACGACCTAGAGTCTCAGCTTCTTGTGTTGACATTGGACGACCAGCAAGATCTAGTTCACGTGGAGTTACAGCATCGAATCCAGACATGCCTGAACCGTCTTCTGGTTGATCTAGAGTTCCACCTAGACCTGAGAAACGAGTTTCAACTTCGTCGAAGAATGTTTCTGGACCAGACATTCCGTTGTAACGTGACTTCATCGCGAAGATTAGACCAGTTGGTCCTGCCATTGGCTGGACACCACATAGGTCATATGCCATTAGGTTTGGCATTGCGCGACGTACTAGTGAGATCAATACTGGATCCCAGTTAGCTAGTGGGGAAGCACCCGCGTGAGTTGAGTTAGTTGGTGCATCTTCGGTTAGGAAACCATTCATTGCACCACGCTCTTCCATCATAGCGCGTTCTTGGTTTTCTAGGATAGCAGCCGTTACTGCCTTCTTGTGATGATCGGTGATTGTGCCAGCAGATTCTTCGTTTAGAACTGGTGACCACTTCTCGATCAATTGATCGTATGAATTGTTCATTTTCTAATTCCTTATTTCTTAGAGGTTTTACGAAGAGCATTCAAGTAAATTTCCATCGATGACGAAACTTCTACTTCTTCTTGTTCAGTGTCTTCTGTTAGTGTGGACATTGACTCTTCAAGTTGCTCTGGGATTTCTTTTGAGAAGTATGATTCCTTGACAGTGTTTACCTTAGTGACGAAAGTCTCTTCGTCTTCAAAGTCAACATTGCCTAGAAGTTCAGCTAACTTCTCTGCTTGTGTGTCTGCTAGGCCACGAGATGCTTCTGCGATAATAGTATTACGCTTGTAAGTCTCTAGTTCCTCAGCAAGTGAAATTGCATCACCAGTAGTTGCGTTTAGCTTTTCTTCTAATTCGCTTACTTGTTCTGCTAGTTCATCAACTAGGTCGACCTTAGTCTCTGGAACTTCAACATATGACTCAACGAATAGATCACGCATACCGTTCATGAAACCTTCAGCGATTTCGGTACGTAGACCAGCTTCGATTGCCACCTTGTTTTCTTCCATCCAAGTTTCAACCACGTAGTTTAGGTATGAATCAACCTTACCGACTAGATCGGTCTTGATTGTTTCGACTTCTTCAGCAAGCTCTTCTGCGTACTGTTCCTCTAAACGAGTAACTTCTTCAGATAACTTAGTCTTGACCGCAGTCTCAAAAATGATTGCAGTCTTCTCCTTGAACTCTTCAGATAGAGTCGCTTCACCTTCAACAATAGCAGCAAGTTCTGCGCCTGTGTCTAGTTCTGCAACATCTTCTAGGTCAACGCCTTCGCATACTTTATCGTATGCTGCCATCAAATCAGCCTTCTTCATCTTTGAAGTTGCGCTGTAGATTGCGTTTACCATGCCAGCTTTTGTCTTTGGCTTTGGCGGGGCAACTTTTGAAGTTGCGTTAGCCGCCTTATCGACAGATGCAATTGACTCTGGTTCAGAGGTTGCATTTGCGTCTGGATTTCCTTTTGCTTTAGGAGCTTGTGCTTCTTCGAGAGTTTCCTCCACGATTTCGTTAGTTTCAATCTCGGTATCGCGGATTTCACTTTCTACTTGATTTAAATCAGTCATAGTGACTCCTTTATAGTTTAGATTTGATTAACGAGAGGAAATTCTTGAATTCACGAATCTGCACTTCAGGTTGATGTGCGATAGGTGCTTGCTTAATTTCAGTCTCTATATCTTCAATGACTTGAGGCTCAAGAATTCCGTTATTCCAGACCCAGTCTACACCTTCCATAATCCCATTAACAAATGCTTCCGGTGCCGATGGATCTTGTACGATATCTACCGTATTAAGAATAAAATCATCTTTGACGTACATTACGCCGTTTCTGCTCTCAAGACTTCCCATTCCACGAGTTGACACACCTAGTTGAACACCACCTTCTAAGAGACCTTTCACAATCTTGCCCATTGGGGTATCCAATATTTGTGCCTTTCCAACCACATCATTGCCTTCAAAACGAAGATCAGTAATAAGGTGAGAAACTTTATCCAAGTTAACAGTTGGACCTTCAGGGTGATTGAGTTCCCCGACGGCACGCTTTTTGTTAACTTGATCTTTCACGTACGTGTCTACTGCCTTCTCCATAATTGGTTTAGGGTAAACACGACCGTTACGATTCTTTTTGTCTGCTTGTGCAAATACACCTTCAATGACGAAATTTTTATCACCATTCTCTTTGGCTTCAACGATGCATTGTAAATCGTTTTCTACGTATTCGCTTATCAGTTTCATTTTATTTTTCCTAAGTCCTTGAGGACTTGCTTCGCGGTTGACTCCGCTTCTTTTTGTGATTTGAAAGTATCGACCTTGTCACCATCTATCGTCAACTCGAACCCTTTTGAGGTCTTTGTGATAACGACAGGGTATCCACCCATCTTCTTTTTGAAGACTGGTTTAGATGATTCTCTTAATTGTCGAAAAGTTTTCATACCACCCTCTTTTGTAGTATTTATACAAAAAAATTTTTTAACTGACATTTAGCTATAACTTTATCTTTTTATAGCGTCTTTTTGTGCTTCCCCACATCTGTTCAGCATATATTTTATCATCACCTTTGTATGGTGTTGATCGAATCGAGTAATGTTTTGGTATCAAATAATGCGACGGCCAAATAATTAATTTATGTTGTTCTTTGTTCGGTACAAACTTAGACAACCAAGCATTACCTGTACTTTTCCAAGGAGCTGGTTGCAGTTGATTTGCAGGCAGTTTATGTAAAGTATCTATCAATAGTTTAACAAAAGTGTTTCCTGCATTACATGCCATAATTGGAGAGATATAGTTAGGTGCAAGGTGTTTGTCACGATCATTTTCATATACACTGTATGCATGATCTGGCGGACTCGTAAATAACTCATCCGTATTGTGTAAACACACTGCATCTGCTGGGGGTAAAAACCCTCCTCCTTCATATAGCAGTTCGTATCGAATCAGATCAGCAACGCCTGCCCAAGTACCTCTTCTATAATATTCGTCAATTAGATGTTGATTATGCCACTTGCGCGACTTTAACATCTCATCTGTGAATACCATATACTCCCAATCTGGATGTTTCTCCTTCCAAGTATTCATCCAATCTAAAGGTGGTTCATAAGGTCCTATCCAAATATGAACCATTCTTTTAGTGAGGTTCATATTACTCTACTTCGATAAAATCGTCTAGCTCATCGAGATTTATGTCCTCGATTTCTTCTAATTCAGAAGTAACCTCAGAGTCGTCTTCACCGAACTCTTCTGCTTCTGAACCGTATTCTACATCCTCAACGCCGTCTTCTTCATATTCTTCAGCGTCATATGGTTCTTCACCGTTGAAGATTTGACCTGCGACTGCGACTTTCTCTGCGTCAAGTGTGTCTTGTACTTTAGCGCCTAGTGTGTCTTGGAACAATTGGTCTGCCGCATTGAAGTCCCCTCGTTGTAACGCATTGATAAGATCAAGCGCAGGGTTAGACTCTGCTTCGACTTCTGTTT